GAGCACACCAACTACATGGAGTACAGCCCCTTCATGATGCACTGTTTGCAGTCATTTATTAAGACTGAGTATTGCTTGGTAGTGCAGGATGATGGATGGGTATTGAACGGCAACAACTTCAAATCAAATTATTACGACTATGACTATATTGGTGCTCCTTCCCATTGTGGCCTTGTGGGTAATCAGTTTCTTTTACAATTCGGATGGGTGATGCACCCTGAGCGCAGGGTAGTACAGAACGGCGGCTTTAGCCTACGCAGTAAGCGTCTACTCAGCATCATGAATGAGAAAGGTCTTATCCACAGATATGCTACAGAGATACATAGCTGGAATGAAGATGCACAGTACACGGCAATCTTAAGACCCACTCTTGAGGACTGGGGTATCAAGTATGCACCTGAGAACATAGCCAAGAACTTTAGCATTGAGTATGTTGGCCCCATCTATCATGACAGCTTTGATTACTCGGTGTTGGTTGGCCACCATGCACAGACCCGACAGCTTGTCGGTGATATGCACATCAAGATGAAAGTGTCAGATGAAGAAGTAGACCGTATGTATGGTGAGAGACAATTCCTAAACTATTTACAATCAATAGGTTACACAATTGAACCCCGTCATACCTAAAGCAGAACTACATCAAGTCTTGAAGCGTTTCTTTGATGACCAAGATCGCGGTATCAGTATCTCTTTGTTTGCTGAATTAGCCGGCTTGACCAAGAAAACCTTGATTGATATTTTTTATCGTAACCACACCATGACTCAGCGCAGCCAGGTACGACTGTCCAAGGCCTACCATGCTTGGAAGAATGGTGAGATTAGGGTAATGCAAAACCGTGATCGCACGCGGTTTGTAGAATACCGGGAAGAACCTAAGCCGGCTGTAGTAAGAAGCACTAAGATTGTTGTAGATAATGGAAAGCTACGTTTGGAGATCAGCACAAAAAACCCAAGAGACTATTCTGGTAAGACTTTGGATGAACAACTAAGGGGAAGATAATGATATTAAAGGATTATAAGTGTCCAGCACATGGTTACTTTGAAAGCGATACTGCGGTTTGTTTTGTTGATAATTGTGAGGCAAATGTTATGCGCGTGCATTTACGTGCGCCTGGTATCAAGTCAGAACGTACCAAAGGCATTGATACGAAAGCGAAGCAGCTTGCGATGGACTACAAAATGACTAACATCAAAACGGCTAAAGAAGGTGAGAGCCAAGCCGGGTATTACACCCGAAACAATGAAAAGCCTGTTGAACAGCCAAGAGAGCAGCGGCCTGGTGATGCGGCAATTTGGGGTGGGGCAGGGAGCATGAATATGTCATCTATTACCAGAGGTGGTATGTTTAGGTCTGTAGCCGGTGAGCCGGTTGGCATCAACCCTAAAGACGCGGGTAATTTGACGGGGCCTCGCGCTGCAAGTTATATTCCCGATCATGAAAACCTAACGATTAATAAATAATGCGTATTCCATCAGGGCTTTCCGAACGCGAACAATTCTTTAGAGATTTGATTCAAAAATGTATGGTGAGCCTTGAAGAACGCAAGGGTGACTATTCTAGCCTACGCTCGTTTTATTTATTTGGTTCTGGCCCTGAAGATCAACCCGCAATCTTCAACAAGATTTATCCACACATTGATACGCTGTGTAGCTTTCTCTACTCAGCCGAGACTACCCGCTTTTCTATCAACATCGGTGCATCTGTCAGCCCACTAGAGGAACGTAAGGTTCCGCGTTTGACGGCGGCATTAAATGACGAATGGCTTAACAGCAATGCTGATCAAGTGTTTTCCGAGGCTTTGACTTGGGCTTTATGTTTTAACACAACCTTTGTCAAACTGGTTTACCAGAACGGTATTCAGCCCTACATGATTGAGCCAGGCACGATGGGAGTGTTGCGTGAAGATACGCCCTACACTGACCGGCAACAGGCTATTGTTCAGACGTATTACATCACTAAAACCGAGTTGTATAACCGTTTGTATAGCCATCCTAGACGGGATGAGATTGTCAAACGTGTGACTACAGCTTACAACACCCGTACAGAGGATATACCAGAGGGTATTGACCGCATCATCATGAGTCAAACCAATCCTACGCTGTACGGTACGGTCAATTTAGATTTGTATGGCCAGAACCGTTACAAGGCACGGGTAGCGGAAGATACGGTCAAGATGTATGAGTTGTGGGCATGGAATGATGACATTAAAGATTATCAGTGCGTCACTATTGCTGACCCTGATATTGTTATTTATGACCGGCCGGGTGAGAGTTTATTCCTCAAAGGTGAGTTGCCGTTCATTCAGATATGCCCTAATCCGCAGTATGACTACTACTGGGGGCAGTCTGAAGTACAAAAATTGGTCTTTTTGCAGCAGTTACGCAATGGCCGCATGACGGAAATACTGGATTTACTGAGCAAACAGGTCAATCCACCTACCTTCTTGACCGGTTTTACGGGCATTTTAGACGAGAAAAACTTTGCTTTGAACCGTCCAGGTACGGTAATGAGCAGTGATATGCCTAATGCAAAGGCTGATCGACTAGCTCCACAGATGCCTTCAGACCTATTTGAAGTCTTGCATGAGTGTGATGCCATGTTTGCAGAGGTATCAGGCATTAGTTCTGTGCTGTCTGGACGCGGTGAACAGGGCGTTAGAAGTGCTGGACACGCCTCTCAATTGGCTAGATTGGGCAGTTCTAGGGCTAAAAAGCGTGCTTTGATTGTCGAAGATGCGCTAGAAAAGGTTGCAACACTGTATTTGAAGCTGATGCAAGCCTATGACCCCACGCATTATCGTGATGAATACGATACACCGTTCATCGCCGAGCAATTTACAAAAGACTATCACGTTAAAGTAGATGCACACAGTAACAGCCCGATATTTATGGAAGACAGTCGAACATTAGCGTTTAACCTGTTGAAAGCACAGGCAATTGACAAAGAATCATTGCTTGACTTATTAGAACCACCGATGAAACAATTGCTCAAGGAAAGATTAGCCAAGAGAGAAGCTGCTCAGGCTAATCAACCAAAACCCGCTCCACAGATTAAGGAGAAGAAAGGTGGCCCGACAAGCGAACCTAACGCCTAAAGCTGATCAGCCGAAGGTGTCAACGGAAAGTTTAGCGCGCGGCAATGCACCTGCGGGTTTGCAATACAAGGTAACTGGTATTCGCTCTCCCGCAAAGAGTGCGACTACTCGCAGCACCAGAGATTATAGTAGGGGATAACCGTAACTAAGGAGGTGATTCAGATGTACAAGACTCACAAGCGCGGTCGTAAGACTAAACGGTAATTCCCGAAAGGGATGCGGGGTATGGCTGACTTCCCCTTATAAGTTGGCCGCTGCTAATTGGAGACTCCATCATGGCACGCATGAAACGTAAAGGCCGCAAGGCACGCAAGTAATTCCATCGGGGGGCAGGAATTAAAAATTGCCTCCCACCTAATTCAACGAGGTTGACATGAGTGTTCCACCAGATCAGTTAATGAGTTTGATGGGTAAAGGCAAAGGTACTGATGCACCTGTACCCATGCCTTCAGTTGGCAGTGCGCCTCAGATGAGCGATGCGTCTACCGCTCCAATGGCAGCACCTATGTCTACGCCCGAACCCAAACTTGGTAATCGTGAAGGTGCGTTAGTCAACCTCGGTATGGCACTTGATCTGATTGAGCAATCGCTCCCCGCTCTAGGTAGCGAGTCAGAGGAAGGTCAAAAAGCATTACAAGCTATGAAGGTTTTGTCTGCGGTATTAGGAGCACGCAAAGGCAAAACAAACGAGTTGCAGCAATCTGAGATTCTTCAGATGCTTCAATCCTTACCGCAAGCGGGTGGCGGTACGCCAGAAAGTCGTTCAATTGCATCCGCTCCACCCGTAGCAAATATGCCCCCCGTACCTGGTGGTGGCGCACCACAACCTAGCCCAATTTAAGGAGTTATCATGGATTTATTTAAGCCTCGCGGCGCAAGTCAAACCCGTAACCCAGTCACCGATCAACAGCAAAACGGTGTTGTAACTAACACCCCGCGTTTTGCTCACCTCGGCGGCATGGATTCACCCACTAAAATCGGTGCTAAAAACAAGATGATGGTTCAAAAGCCCGGTGACGGTAAGAAAGTTATCTAAGCAGGAAGGGGATAGATTATGGCTACATTAGAAGATTTAAGTTACGAAGCTAGGGATGAACTAGCATTGTTGATGCGTGAAATGTCGGAAAACCCGTCTACACGCGCATCTGTATTGCGTTTGACCAAGCAATTACGCCCCAATATGCCCATTCCTGAACTAGAGATTCAGGATCACACCTCCGCTATTGTTCATCAGTCCAACCAAAAGGTTGAAGCACTGGAAGCAAAGTTGCGTGAGAAAGAAGTGATGGCAGAATTGGAGCAGCGGCGTCATAACTAGATCAAGAAAGGCCTGGTACGTGATGAGGAAGACATTCCTAAAGTGGAAGCCTTGATGTTGGAAAAAGGTATGA